ATTTTTTTTCAGAAGATCATCAAAGAAAAGCTGGAGACATTGTAAGATTTAGAGGACCACCTGTTGTAACTTCTGCTGGACCCGGTGGTGCTGACGAAGCAGATTTAAAAAATTTACAATCATTTGGAAACATTCCTTTATTTGCTAATATGGAAGATCCTGGATCAGGTGAAAACAATGGTGGCGCAATTAATAAAAGCACTGGTTTTACAATTGCATTAGGACAAATAGATACTGCGGGAAATGTAACAGGAGCAACAACAACCGATTCTTTAACACAACCAATTAATTATTTTTATGTAACTTTAGGATCAGTAGGTAGTGTTTCAGCTGGATTGCCATTAGGTACATTGAGTAATATATCAGGTGGTGGAGCAAACTGTTCAGCAGGACCAGTAACACTTGAGGTAGTAAACGGATAATGGCATACACTTTAGACAATTTAAGAACTGATATTAGAAACTATACAGAAGTTAGTAGCACAGTTTTATCTGATTCTGTTTTATCAACAATGATAAAAAATGCAGAAAACAAAATTACAAGAGCAATAGACACAGATCAAAATGTATTTTATGCAACATCAAATGCAATTGTTGGAAACAGATATGTAACTATTCCATCTGATTTAAGAGCAATTAGATATGTACAATTTAAAGATCAAGCTGGAAATCAATTTTATTTAGAACAAAGAGACACTAGTTTTATGGCAGAATACTATTCTACACCTGGAACACAAGCTGTAGATATTCCAAAATACTATGCAAACTGGGATGAAACCTTTTGGGTAGTGGCCCCAACACCTGATAAAACTTACGAAATTACACTAGCTTATGACAAAGAGCCAGATTCTATTACAGACACAACTTCAAGTCCCGCTCCGGCCACAACTGGAACTTATCTGTCAAACAAATATCAAGATTTACTTTTGTACGCTTGTCTGGTAAATGCATATGGATACTTGAAAGGTCCGCAGGATATGTTACAATACTATCAAGCGCAATATAATGAAGCTTTAGAATCGTACGCTATCGAGCAAATCGGTATCAGACGCAGAGACGAATATCAAGATGGTGAAGTTCGTGCTCAACTAAACGTAAAACCACCATCAAGTAATTAAGGAGATAAAATAATATGGCAAATATAATACCTTTTAGTTTTAGAGGTGCACTCTTTTCTGGACAACACGATTTTCAGAATTCAGGAGGAAACACTTTTAAACTGTCTCTGTATGTTGGAAGTGGATCTTTTCCATACACAACATCAAGTACTGTATATTCAGCTACTGACGAAGTAAGTTCAGGTGGAGGTTCTAACTATGCGGTTAAAACTTTAACTAATAATGGAGTTGCTTCAGGTACGGCGGTTGCTTCAGTTGACTTTGCAAATGTAACTTGGTCAAGTGCAACTTTTACTGCAGCTTATGCAGCAATATACAATTCTGATACAGTTGATGGTACAGCAAATAGACTAGTAGTGGTTTTAGATTTTGGTGGAGCAAAGACAGCAACGAATGGTGATTTCACTATTACGTTCCCTGATCCAACTACACCTGCTAATGCAATTATTAGTATGAGTTAAGGAGAAAATTTATGGCGTTGGTAATAAACGACAGAGTAAAAGTAACGAGCACAACTACTGGTACAGGTGCAATGGCACTTGGAACAGCAGTAACTGGTTTTGAAACTTTTGCACAAGGCATAGGAAACAACAACACGACTTACTATTGTATCTTTAATCAAGGTACAACAGAGTTTGAAGTTGGACTTGGAACATTAGATGGTACGAGTGCAAATCTAACTAGAACTACAGTTATCTCCAGTTCTAATTCAGATGCAGCTGTTAACTTTGCAGCAGGTACAAAAGATGTATTCTGTACTTTACCAGCAAGTAAATCGGTTTACCTGGACGCAACAGGAACACCAGTCGGAGCAGCTTCAGCAGGTTTTGCACTTGCAATGGCTGTTGCGTTATAAATAGGAAAAAAATATGGCACAAGATTTTAGAAACGATCTTCAAAGACAAATTGGAACATCAGATCAAGCTTTATTAACTGCAGGTAATTATGATGCAGTTATTGGAATTAGATGTTGTAATATTGTATCGTCTACTATTTTAGTTGATGTTAAAATTGCAAACGGTGGTAACGATTTCTTTTTAGCAAAAGGAGTTGCAATTCCACCAAATTCTGCAATTGAATTAATTCAAGGTGGCGCGAAGATAGTTTTAAAAAGCGGAGATGTACTTGAAGCAGTTAGTGATACTGCATCTAGTTTAGATGTAGTTACTTCATACATCGACACAATTAGTTCGTAGGAGGAACAATGACGGCGATAGTAAATGGAATCCAATATATTGGAGGCGGAACAGCCCCTAATGAATTTATACCAAACCAAGCAGGTACTATTGATGGTACACAAACAATTGAAAACGGTGTACTAGCAGGACCTATTACAATACCTGGCACAATCACAGTTACAGGAGTATTAGTCATTGTCTAAAATAGAAGTAAATACAATCGAACCACAATGCGGAACTACCTTAACACTAGGTGCTTCTGGTGATACGGTAACTCTTGGATGTGGAGCAACCGCAGCAGGATTTGGTTCTACAGGTGAAGTATCTTGGGATACAACTGTTAAAACAACTAGTTTTACAGCAGTATCTGGAGTAGGTTATTTTGTAAACACAGCAGGTGGAACAATAACTGTAACTTTACCTGCCTCACCAAGCGCAGGAAACGTGGTGGCTGTTTCAGATTATAATGGAAGTGCTGGCACTAATCAAATTACAATCGGAAGAAATAGTTCTAATATAAATGGCTCTGCTACTGATTTACTAATAACAAAATCTAATTCAGCGGTTCAATTAGTTTATGTAGATGCAACAACAGGTTGGCAAAACGTAACTACAGCAAACCCTTCTGATACTACAAATCCTTTTATGATAGCAACAGGTGGAACTATTACTTGCGATGGAAATTATAAAATTCATACATTTACAGGTCCAGGGACTTTTACTGTATCAAAAATTGCTTGTTGTTCATCTAATAATGAAGTTTCATATATGGTAGTAGCAGGTGGTGGAGGAGGTGGATCAGGAACTCCTGGCTCAAGTTGGGGCGGCGGCGGAGGTGGCGCTGGTGGTTTTAGAGAATCAAAATCGGGTGTTGATACTTATACAGCTTCTCCTATAGAGGGATCTACACCTGTTATAGTTACAGCAACATCTTTTCCAATAACAGTTGGTGGTGGTGGAGCAGGTGGACCTGTTTCTGCTACAGCTTCTGGAAAAGGTAATAATTCAGTATTTTCAACTATAACATCTACAGGTGGAGGAGGTGGTGGATCAGGAAGATGGACACCAGGTGTTCCTTATCCTTGTGCAGCCACTGCACCTCAACCAGGTGGTTCAGGTGGAGGCGGAGTAGTAAATTATAACACTCAACAATCAGGTGGAACAGGAAATTCACCTCCTGTTAGTCCATCACAAGGTAATACTGGTGGAACAAGTGGATCTCCCCCTAATTTTGCTAGTGGTGGTGGAGGTGGCGCTGGAGGTGTAGGTGCAAATTCACCTGGTGGTACTCCAACTTCTCCAGGTGGATCTGGTGGAAATGGAGTTGCAACTTCAATTAGTGGTTCATCTGTTACAAGAGCAGGTGGAGCCGCTGGATCAGGTTTTGCAGGTCAACCTGGATCTTTAGGTGGAGATGGTGGAGGAGTGCCTGCACCTAATGTAGCAGCCTCTACAGGAGGAGCAGCATCGGCTAATACTGGTTCTGGAGGTGGTGCTGGAGGTGGTGCTTGTGGTGGTGGACCTGGTGGCGCTGGAGGTAGCGGAATCGTAATAATAAGGTATAAATTTCAATAATTATGACAAGTACAATTAAAGTAGACAATATTCAAGATCAAGACGGCAATAACATTATAAATGAAAATGCCAACACAATAACTATCGGTGCAAGTGGCGATACCGTTACTCTTGCATCAGGTGCATCTCAATCAGGATTCGGTAGAACGGGGACCGTTGATTGGCAGACAACTAAAAAGACAGCAAGTTTTACAGCTGTAAATGGGGAAGGCTATTTTGTAGATACATCAAGTTCAGCTATAACAATGACTTTACCTGCCTCACCAAGTGCTGGTGATATAGTAGCTTTTAAAGATTACGCAGGTACATTTGCAACAAATAATTTAACTATTGGTAGAAATAGTTCTAATTTAGATGGTAATGCAGGAGATAGAGTAATTAATACAGATCATACAAGTATGTCTCTTGTATATGTCGATGGTACACAAGGTTGGAAATCTGTTGAAGAAGGAACAGGTTATATTGGAGAAACTTTTATGATAGCAACAGGTGGAACAATTACTACTTGTGGAAATTGTAAAATCCATACTTTCACAGGTCCAGGAACATTTACAGTTTGTTCAGTAGCAAGTTGTGCTACCAACAACATAGTTTCTCACGTGGTAGTAGCGGGTGGTGGATCTGGAAATGGTGCAGATGGTGGTGGCGGTGGTGGAGCAGGAGGATATAGAGAAGTTAAAAATCCTGTAACACCTTACACAGCAAGTCCATTAGATGGTTATCCAAGTGCTCCTAACAGAGTAACAGTAACAGCAACAGCTTTTCCAATTACAGTTGGAGCTGGCGGTTCATATTCAGGACCCAATCTTACTGCTTCTCCTAGTGGTAGTAATTCAGTATTTAGTACAATAACATCAGCAGGTGGTGGTGGTGGAGCAGGATTTAAAATAAGCAACGATCCTAATGCAGCAGGTGGTTCAGGTGGTGGTGCTTCAGGAAGAAGAACACCTGGTTGTGTACCTACTTGTGGTGCATCAGGAAATACCCCTCCAGTCTCTCCTCCTCAAGGAAATTCTGGTGGACACGCAAATACTCCAGCACCAACTTCCAATAATGATGCAGGTGGTGGCGGTGGTGGAGCTGGAGGTGCAGGAACCGGTTCTGACTATTGTACTGGACAACCAGGAGGTGCAGGTGTAGCTTCCTCTATTACAGGATCACCGGTCACAAGAGCTGGTGGCGGAGGAGGTGGAAGTCAATCAGGTTCAGCCGGTAGTGGAGGCTCTGGTGGCGGTGGAGCAGGTGCTTCAGGACCAGGTGGTGGAACTACTACAGCAGGAACAGCAAACACTGGCGGCGGCGGTGGAGGTGGTGGAAGTAATTCTGTTGGTCCAACAATAGATGGTGGCGCAGGTGGTAGTGGAATTGTTATAATAAGGTATAAATTTCAATAGGTAAATTATGAGTGAAGTAAAAGTAAATAAAATTAGTCCAAGAACAAATTGTGGTACAGTAACTGTTGGAGATTCTGGTGATTCAGTATCAGTTACAGCAGGTGTTCCAGTAACAGTTAATGGAGATTTAAAATCAAATGCATTAAAAGCCACTGATGGCGGAAGTATAATTTCTCAATCAGGAACTACAATTACATTGGGTGCTTCAGGAGATACAATTGAATTAGCAAGTGGAGCAAGTCAGACAGGTTTTGGTCGTACAGGTACAGTTAATTGGGATACGACAGCTAAAACTGCATCGTTCACAGCGGTTTCAGGAAACGGTTATTTTATAAACACAACAAGTGGAACAATCACAGTTACTTTACCTGCATCACCATCTGCTGGTGATATTGTAAGTTTATCAGATTATACAAATACTTGGCAAACAAATGCTGTTACAGTTGCAAGAAATTCATCAAACATAGGTGGTGTTTCAGCAAATGCTATTTTATCTACTGAAGGTCAATCAGTAACTTTTATTTATGTTGATGCCACAGAGGGTTGGAAAAATGTTCAAGACTCAACAAGTAATGTTGTAGGTAATCCAAATTTAGTAGCGACAGGTGGAACCATTACAACATCAGGGGATTATAAAATTCACACATTCACAGGACCAGGAACATTTACAGTTTTAAATGCTTCAGCTACTGCTGCTAATAATACTGTTTCATATTTAGTAGTAGCTGGTGGTGGAGGCACTGGAGGTGGCGGTGGTGGCGCAGGCGGGTTTAGAGAATATAAAGGTCCAGCTGATTCTTATACAGCCAGTCCACTTAATGGTAATCCAGGAGGAACAGCAGTAACTGTTACTGCTCAAGCTTATCCAATTACAGTTGGAGCTGGTGGAGCTGGTAATACAGGTGCTTACAATACTCCATATGATGCTACTCAAGGAGCAAACTCTGTTTTTTCAACAATTACATCTACTGGTGGTGGAGCTGGTGGTTTTCAGAGTACACCACCAGTTTCTAAAAATAATGGTGGTTCAGGTGGAGGTGCTGGGCACGATACAAATTCACCTGGAGGATCAGGTAATACACCTCCTGTAAGTCCACCTCAAGGAAATTCAGGTGGATCTTCACCTAATGGACCATTTGGTGGCGGTGGTGGCGGTGGTGGAGCAACTGGCGCAGGATCTAATGGTGCAGGTCCAGTAAACCCCGCTCCAGGTGGAAATGGTGGAGCTGGTGCAACAACTTCTATTTCAGGAACACCAACAGCTTATGCTGGTGGCGGTGGTGGAGGTGTTAATACTACTTCAACTGGATCTGGTGGATCTGGTGGATCTGGTGGTGGTGGAGGTGGAGGAAGTAATGACCAACAGTCAGGTTCTAATGGATCTACTAATACTGGTGGTGGAGCTGGTGGTGGTGACTATGAAGCACCTAGTGGTGCAACAGGTGGATCAGGTATAGTAATAATAAGGTACAAATTTCAATAGTTGATTAAAAATTAAAATTAATATATAAGGAGAAACATTATGGCACATTTTGCAAAACTAGGAGCAAACGGAAAAGTTATTCAAGTATTAACACTTGATAATGATAATATGTTAAATGCTGATGGAGTAGAAGACGAAGCAGTAGGTCAACAATATTTAGAACAACACAATAATTGGCCTGCACAAATGTGGATTCAAACTTCATATAATACATCTGGCGGACAACATAGAAACGGTGGAACTCCATTTAGAGGAAACTATGCAGGTATCGGTTATACTTGGGATGAAGATGATCAAATCTTCTGGCCTAAAAAACCTTATGCATCTTGGGTAAAACATATTGAATCAGCTTCTTGGAAATCACCAATAGGTGATGCTCCAGCATTAACAGAAGAACAAACTTCACAAAACGAAGCAGATACTCATAGCTGGCATTACGTTTGGAATGAAGCTAATACAACTTGGGACTTGACAGACTCAAGAGCATAAATTAAAAATGGTGGTGGTATGCAAAAGAAAGTATTAA